GTCGCTCAGGAACGGGTACGGCCGGTTAGGGCGCCCCGTGCGGTGGTTGATGCTCGTGCCCTGATCCACGTAGGAGCCGTAGTGCATCCCGCCGTCGACGCGGATGGTGTAGCCGCCCTCGAAGCTGCCAGCGGTGAACTGGTACTCGGTGTTCCGCTGCAGCCGGTACGTGCGGTTGGTGTACGGGTGGTTGGCGCGCGCGTAGAAGCCGACCAGCCGCCCGCCCGACGCAAGCGCCGGGGGGAGCGAGCGCACGACCGCGCTCTGCATCGCCTCGATGCTGGCGACCAGGCCGAGCATCAGAACAGGCCCGTGACCTTGTAGTCGGCCTGCCGCGACCAGACATTCGTCTCCTGCCCATCGGGCGCGATCGCGTTGGTGACCCGTGCGCGGGGGTTGGGCGGCGAGTTGGTCGAGCCCGCGGCGCGGGCGTCGGCATCGCGGTTCAGTTGCTTGATGAGCTCGCGGGCGCGCTTGCCCTGCTCGGCGAAAGCGCCCGACTCATCCCAGACGCCGTGACGGCGCGCGGCGATCTCGCACGCGAGGTCCACCACGCAGCCGACCATCGCCGGGTCGAGGGTGTCGGTGGTCGTGTAGATGCCCGCGGGGAAAGCCACGCGGGTCATCGTGCGGAAGAGGCTGTTGGCCTCTGCGATGCACAGGTCGCGGAACGTCGTGTCGGGCGTCGCGCCGCCGTTTTTGGCGAAGAGGCGCGCGTACATGGCGGTAGACAGCCGCGCCGTGAGGTCAGAGGAGGTCGCGATCGCAGTCTGTTCAGCCACAGTCGTACTCCCTGCCTTCGGTGAAGCCGTCTAGTGCCACGCGCTCGGGGATCTCTTGCCCCGGCTCGTAGGTCACGCCCGCGTGGATTCTCACGCGTGCGAAGTAGCGCACCTGCGCCGGAAGCGTCTCTGCTTCCGGCGCGGGCGCGACAGCAGGCGCCGCCACTGGCTGTGCTCGGCGCTTGCTCATGTCAGGACACGCAGGTCGTGTAGAGGAAGCCCGTGGTGGCCCCGCCGATGACGAACTCCGAGTCGGAGTGCGACGTCTTGATGAACACGCCGCCGCGGACGCCGCGGAGGCTGTCCACGATCTCGGTGGTCTCCATCGAGCCGAAGCGGAAGGTGTAGCCGAACGTCCTGGTGGCGCGCGGCGAGGGGGTCCGCTCGACGCGGATGAGCGCGGTCGACTTGCCCCAGAGGTAGTCGCTCGAGGCCGACGCGCCTTCGTGCGCCGAGTTGTACTTCGCGCGGCCGATGACGACGTTGTCGAGGCCGAACGCCTCGGCGAAGAGCTGCTCGTTCACGCGGAGCGGGACATCGCCCATCGTGGTCGCGGAGCGCGAGAGGATGTACTGCAGCACCTTCGGGTGGTTGCGGAGCTTGATCCAGACCTGCGCGCCGATGACCATGGTGTTCGGGCGCACGAAGCACGCCTCGATGGCGTCTTCGATCTTCTGGATGGGGTCGCTGGTCGCGACGTCCCAGCGGTCCGCGCCAGAGAGGGCGGCGGTGTTGGAGCCGTAGTTCGCGCTGTTGAACGCGACGTCGGCCACGCGCTTCTCACGCGCGAGCATGAGGAAGTTCATGACGATGTCCTGCGCGTAGATCTTCGGCTGCAGGGGCGCATCGGCGTTGGCGATCTCGTCGTTGGAGACGAAGTCCATCAGCGCGTAGTCGCTGACCGCGTAGGTCAGAGAGCTCTCGATGTTGTACTTCACCTCGCCGGGCATCCCGCGGGGCGAGGCGACCGCGGACGCCGCGACCTCCTGCATCGTCGTCACGGGGAACGAGAAGATCTTGTCCGAGCGGTGCTTGACGCTCAGCACCGGCAGCACGCTGTCCGCGATGTACTCGCGGTTGTTGTACTGCACCGCCAAGTTCGTCAGCGCGCGGTCGATGTGGACGGCGCTCGGGGAGAGCGACATCAGATGAGCGGCCTCGGCAGCGCCGATTCCGTGCGACGCAAGCATCGCGGCCTGGAGGTTTTGGATGGAGGTCATGGTCGTTTCCTGATCAGCCCTGGAGGCTACCGATGCGGATGTCGATGGCGACGCGCTCGCCCGACGAAGCGGACTCCATCGCGTAGCCGATGGTCGCGACATTGCTGCCCGCGCTGGGGGCCGCGACGATGACGCCGCCCGAGGAGTTGCCCACGGTGAGGAGCTGCCCGCGGGTGATGCTGCCCGCGGCGACGCCGGGGAAGATGCCCGAGGTCACGACGTCCGCGCCGGTCTGGGCGGGGACAACGGCCTGCAGCGACAGGCCGAGGATGGCGATGCTGGTGGGGTCGGGCGAAGCGCCAGCGGGGAGCGCGGCGGCGTTGTCAACGCCCGTGGCGTTGACGAGAACGGCACCCTCGACCGCGGTGAGCGAGCTCACGGCGAAGGGCGCGACGGTTGCGGGAGTGCGGCGAGAAGTCGTCATGGCGATCAGCCTCCGAGAGCGGCGGTGAGGGGAGCGAGGGCCTCATCGCGGAGATCGCGCGAGGCACGGAGAAGGGCGTCCTTGTACGACATGCCGTGGGCCGACATGAGGGCCGCGGCGCGGGAGTCGGCGGCGTCGGCGTGACGCACGGGCACGGCCACGCGCGACGCCGGGGCGCCGCCCTGGGGCGAGACGCGGGCGCTCATCAGCTTGGCGTCGGACGCCGGGGCCTCGACGGCCGGGAACAGCGCGTCGAAGGTGCCGCGGTCGGCGCGGCAGAGCTTGGCGAGGCGGTCGCGCGAGGCGGCGGGGGCGCGGCCTTCGGCGATGACGCGGTCGCTCATCTGAGCGGCTTCGGCCATCTGGCTCATCTCCATGCGCTCCATCATCGCCTCAAGGGCGGCGATGATGTCGCTGTCAGGCGACGACGGGTCCATCTGCATCTTGGCGGCGAGGCCCGCCAGCATGCTCTTCATCTTCTCGGGTTCCATGGTCTTGTCTTCCTTGACCGCCACCGCGGTCGGTACGTGGACGCTCTCGGGAGCGAGAGACGCCGCTATCGGGTCGCGTGCGGTCAGCGCCGCCATGCCGTCCAGGAACGGCCGGTTGGTCAGCGCGACAGAGGTCAGCTTCGGGCCGATGCTCTCGCCCGTGGACGGGTCGATGGCGCCGAACACCACCGCGGGCGAACAGTACGCGTACTGCCCCATGCGGATGCGCTCGACGGCCTGCGGGTCGACCCAGTCGACGGAGGCGTACAGCCCGGCCTCGCCGCGCGACTCGAGGTGCACGACCCAGCCGACCGCGGGCGCGCCGTTCTGCATCACACCCGGTGCCGTGGGCATCTCGCTAGCGTGCTCGTAGTCGATCGGGACGCGGCGGTTCTCGGTCGCCTCGAAGTTGCGGATGATCGCGTCGAAGGTCGCCGGGTCGAACGCGAAAGCGCCCTGCGAGTGACCATCGTAGGTGCCGCATCGAGCGACCTGGATGACGCTCTGAGAAACCGGGTCGGCGCTCATCGTGATCGGACAGCTCATCTGCCGAGAATCCATCTGCTCCACAACCTTCCGCGCCCACGCGTAGCCGGCATCGCCGCCCCACCCGTGCCACGCTTGCCAGCCCTTGCCCTGCTCGTCCCAGGTCGCGCCCTGCTTGTCGACCTCGTGGCGGGCGAAGAACGAGAGCATCCGGCGCACGGTCTCGGTCGACAGCGCCTTGCCGTTGGCGAGGTCGCGGGCGCGCGCCAGGCCGACCGCGGTCATCCCGCGCTCGCTCGGCGGCTTCGTGGCGCGTACCTCGAGGGCGCGGCGGGCGGCTTCCTGCGCGCCCTTCGGCGGCGTCAGGTCGATCATCGCGGCACCAGCAGGGCGGCGCCCTCGAGCGGCTCGGGCAACTGAAGCATCTCGCGGGCGTCGCGCTGCGAGATATTGACGCCCGCGCGAACGGCCACGTCGAGGCGCTTGGCGAGCTCGGTGAGATCCTGCGCCGGGTCGGTGGCGAAGGTGATCTTCGGCACAGGCGTCCCGCGCCCAAACATGCGCTCGACCATCGGGCGCAGGAGGTCGCGCCGCAGGGTAGCCGCGACAGCCTCGGCATCGCCGCGGGCGATCATCAGCGTGACGCGCTCATGCACCTCGCCGAGAGCGCGGTTGCCGCCGTTCTCGCCGACCTCTGCGGAGAGCGTCGAGCCCACGACGGCCTTCGACATCTCGCCGTTGCACAACGCCACGAGGTGCTCGTGCAAGGCGTTGACGTTGGGGGCGTCGAGGACGGTCAGTTTCGTCGTGTCGGGGATGACGATGGAGACCGTCGAGCTCATCGCCTCGATGGCCTCTTGCAGCGCCGCCACGTCCTCGGGCGACGACCGCACCGGCTTGTCCGGCGTCGAGCCGCTGGAGTACTCGCCGACGCGCAGACCGCGGCCCGCCCACTCGGTGAGCGCGAGGAGGTCGCGCATACCGAACTTCTTGAACAGCGCGTACCAGCAGACCGTCCTGCCGATGCCCTCGCGGGTCGGGTAGCCGCCGCGCACCCTCGGGCGGTGCACGATGAACTTGCCGCTCGGGAAGATGTCCAGCGGCACGCCGGGGAAGAGGGCGAAAGCGCGCTCGGCTGCGGTCTGCTCGGCTGCGATCGCGTAGCCGCTGCCCGTCGCGTCCCACAGGTGGATGCGCCAGTCGGTCGCGTAGGCCAGGCGGCGAGGGTGAACGAACTCGATCGCCTCGGGGCGCCGGCCGTCGGGCGACCACACGACCTCGGCGACCGCGCGCCCGTAGTAGACGCCCGTCTGCATATGATGCAGCAGGTCGGTGAAGCTCAGCGCCATGTCGCCGCGCGACTCGAGGTCGCTCAGAGTACGCGTCACGTATTCGTTGATGGCCTGGTCGTCGCCGACGATCTGCCACGACGCCCCGGCCACAAGCGCCTCGCGCTGGTACAGCACCGCATGGAGGTGCGGGTCGGTCTCGCGAAGCTCATCGAGCACGTCGATCCACTGCCACAGATAGCCGTTGTCGGCCTGCCGCTGGACCGCAGAGAGCGCCTGCGGGGTGAGCGCGCTGCCCAGCCGGTACTGAAACCGATCGTTGTACGGCGCGCGCGCCAGGTAAGCCGATGGCGGCGCCTGGAGGGCTGCGTACTCAGAGCGGGAGAGGGGGGCTACCATGCGCGGCCCTGCGACCGTACCAGCAGCGGGCGCGTTTGCAAAGGAGCTATCGGCCTGTCCACGACCAGATCCGTCAAGGCCCACACAAGGGCGTCGAGCCGGTCGGGGCTCGAGGCGTCGGTCGCCGGATCCCAGCCCGCGCACTGGTCCTCGAGGCGCGCCAGGAGGCCCACGTGCGACACGCGCCCCTGCTCATAGAGCGCCGCCACCGGCTCAGCCCGCAGCGCCTTGCCGCGGCTCGCACGCACCGACACGACGTGGCACGCAGGGTCGACCGTGCGGAGCACGCTGGAGACGAGGTCGCCACCGTTGTTGACCTCGGCCACGATGCGGTCGGCCTTGTGGCGCCGGTACGCCTCGACCGCGCGCCGCGCCCACTGCTCCGCGGGGTAGGTGCCTGAGAGGTCTTCGATGACGTAGGCCCTCCCGTCGAGGCCGATGCCCGCGACGATGATGCCGGTCTCGTCGCTGCCTTCGTGCGCGGTCACCGCCGGGTCGACGGCAACCACCACGCGGCGCATGGCGGGCGCGGCGTCGACGCGGCCGGCGTCGAACATCGCCAGCCGCCACAGCGCGCCGGGGGCATCGTCCAAGATCTCGCCGTCGAGCTCTTGGCGCCCGAGGCGCGTCGACCCGTAGCGGGCGGTGAGCGCCGCCACGACGCCGGGCGCGAGGTTGCTGGCGTTGTCGGCGGTGCGCCCGCGGGTGATGGCCGTGGTCGCCGATGCGGCCAGCGCGCGGACCAGCGGCGTCGGGCGCGGGGTCGTGGTCACGCAGACGCGCGGGTCGGAGCCCAAGCGGAGGCCCATCTGCAACTGGTCCCATGCGTCGGGGTAGCGCCATGCGGCGAGCTCATCGCACCACGCCGCGTCGTGCTGCGGGCCGCGCAGTTGGTCGGGCTCCTCGGCGCTGTAGGTCGTGGCGATGGCGCCCGACGGCCAGGTCAGCCGGCGCTTCGACGGCTCCCACACCG